CGCAAACAGAAAACCGGCGAGGTCGCCCAGTGTTGTCCAAAAGAAATCTAAACAATCTTGGTTCTTGACTTGCGCACTGTAGTAAACGCTGATACAGTAATGGGGGTAGCAAGTGAGCAGAACACATCGGCAAGACCTCCACAAAGCGAACGGGACATTCCAAACCGGAACCAAGAAAGTGACAAATCTTCAAGATGTCCAAGCCACTTGATACAAGTAGCAAGTGAGTCAAGCACTGAAGTTCCGTAGGAACGAGGATAGAGAAGCTCAAGCTACAAAGGACCGGAGAAGTGAGCGACAGAGAAGTTCCGTAGGAACGACGCACTGAAGCACAGACTTCCGGTCCTTTTCAATTTATTCAGTAAGGGCATTACGAGAATCCTGAACAGCTTGCAACAAGAGTTGCGCCACACTCAACGCATCATCCGGGGCCACAATGAAATGAAAGCCCGTGGTCCCCTCGGAGTTATACCCGCTGATCTGCACCGACAAGAAGGTTGACACACCGTCATCATGGACAGACACAAGATGCCCGATGGCGACTTCGCCGAGCCTTGGGGGGTCTTGGTTCAGCCATTCGTCTTCATCCACATGCTGATCGTACTGGTTGGCGTAGACCCGTTGCCGTCTATCCTGAGAGATAATCTGACAGGGTGAAACGATCACGGTTGAAGTCAAGGTCATCGAAACGTCAGAAGTTGATGTCGTCTGATCGTGTGCCGCGTATCATTGCGCTCACTGGAGCGGGTGTTGGTTGTTTGATCTGCCCGGTTCTACGAGATGCCGGTCTTGAGGTTCGCTGCTCGGGTCGGATTGAGGGTTTGCATGAGCGGCGTAAAAGGTCGGCGGGGGGAAGCCTAGTGAATCCGAACAACCTGATCCCTGCGTGTAACTGGTCTAACGGTTTCGTTGAGGATCAACCCGCTTTGATTCGTGACCTGTTCGGTCAGGTATTAGTTGTTCGTGAAGGCGACGATGATTGGGAACGGCTCGGTGCGCGCAATGACAGGTGACCGGGTTTGGTCCGATGTGAAGCGCCGTGGGCCGAGAGGCTGGTCTTGGTCTGTGTGGCGGGGAGCGAGAATCGTGAAGTCTGGTCGTTGCCCTTTCCGCTTGTTGGCTTTGTTGATTGGTCGGCTGGTTGCTGTTCGGGTGAAGGCGGATCTGTTTTGGGGGACAGTCGTATGAGGTTCCATATCGCACCTGACTCGCTTGAAGAAGCTGTGATCGAAGCGGCGCAGGAAGGCCACGGGCTGATCGTTGCGATGGGAACCACTTTCTTGTTCGGCGTGCAGGGCTTACCACTTGGCAAGGTCGCCGGTTTGTGGAATGTTGAGTTCAGTGAGGAGCAGGTGTGGGAGATGTTGGAAAATAGGAATGTTGGGGTTCCGTTGTGAGCGCACGGTTGACGGTTGAGGAGCAGGCGTTTCGTCGTGTGTCTGAGAAGGAGTTGCAGGGTCGGGTGATGGCGTTTGCCCGGTTGTATGGGTGGAGGGTTGCGCACTTCCATGATTCTCGTCGTCAGGTGAAGCCGGGTGTGTTTGTCGGGGATGCTGATGCGAAGGGGTTTCCTGATCTTGCGTTGGTGCATCCTCGTTTTGGGTTTGCGTGTCTGGAGTTGAAGAAGGAGTTGGGGAAGGTTTCGGTTGAGCAGGCGGAGTGGTTGGATGATCTGACTCGGGCTGGGGTGGTTGCGTTGGTGGTGCGTCCGTCGTGTGAGGTGTTGGTGTGTGGGTGGTTGTCTCGGGGGTTTCCTGCGGTTGGGGTGGTTTCGGGGTTGAGGTAGGGGGAAAAGAAATCTAAAGAAATCTTGATAATTGTTTGATATTGACTTGATACTGTAGTTCAACCTGCTATAGTAAAGAGATGAACGAGACACAGTACATCAACAGCATCACACCAACCACAATTCCTGAGCTGAATGGAAGCACCAACTGGTGTCCACAGCAAATGGCCCCATACCTGTTGGACATGTTCTGCGCAATGGGCAACGTAACTCGCCCGGTGTTCGACGCACACTTCATTCCTCGCCAGCACACAAGCGGGCGTGACGCACACTCGGGCATGACTCAGACCGAGCGGTCCTGCTAATCAAGCGGGGCGAGACACACAAAGTGTCTTACCCCGCTGATACAATTATCAAACAATCACAACTTCAAGGAGCAAGATGACTACTCATTACGCATACAACACGCAAGAGAAGATCAACCCAACAGGCGAACGCGCTGCACGCGAGACACAAGCTCGTTCAACCATCTACATAATCAACGTCAGCAAAGACTTTGTTCATGCACCGAAGTCTGTCGATGGTATTCGCAGAGGACGCGGAAGCTTCGCTACGCAAAAGCTGCGTGTCTATGTTCAATACGGACCGGCAGAAATGCGTGTCGGCTGGAGATTCGCAGTTCGCTCATCGCTCAATCACCGCATCCTGTGTTCTGCTCAGGGAGCAGAAGTCGTCGGAGTTATCGACACTGACGGCACTGTCACCGGCGAAGTCCCTGATCGCATGTTGCCTTGGTGGGTAGCGAAGTGAGCTACTTGATGCCTAAGACGGGTGAGCGTTTTGAGTACGACGGCGAAACGCACACGCTTGCGAGATGCCGGATGGTAGACGGCAGATTCGTTTACGACCTGACGAATAATCGGACTGGTCGAATTGTTCTAGCTGTCAAGATCGAAGATTTCGGAAAGGAAGCCTGATGGGAATTTCAATATCGGTGTCATGCGAAACAGCGCAGGAGTGGAACGCTCTTGAGTCGGAGGGTTTCTACTCGGCTGACATGGGGTACTCCTCATGGGCAAACGTGTTGGAGTGTTTCAATCTGACTGTCGAAGATCAGGTCATGGGTGAACTTCCGGCGGAAGCGTTCCTTGACAGCGGCGTAGACCCACTTGCCAAGGCAGGCCGCTACGAATCCACTTGGGTTGCCGGAGGCGGATGGCAGAACGTCACGGCCCGTAGAGTTGCGGATGTAATCAGGGTTGCTACTGTGGCCCGTCAACTGAGAAGGGAAGTCGTGTGGGCTTAGAACCGATACAAAGTTCAATCGAACAAGCGCTCTACAACTGGGCAGGCTACGGGGCGTACATCGTTCTGACTGCGAAAGACTACGAGCGAGTGGTTGCGAAACTCACTGAGCTTGAGTTGCTAGAGCAAGTGCTTGGAACTGACATGGTGGTTCTGCCGGTCTTTCTTGATATTCCTGACTACGATGATCTGAGTGGATCGCAGGAAGATACCTGATTGCAGGCAGATTCCTGACCGCAGACAGTTTCCTCGGAATACAAATGATCGCAGGAAGGCACGCAGACGCATGGAAGTATTCACCTATTGGGGTCACGTTCTTGCTTACGCTGACTTCGAGTACAACACCACCCGGTTGAATGAGCGGGCGGTTGAGATCCCTATTGTCCGTTCTTGGTTGCAACGTGAAGGTTCGATCCTTGAAGTAGGAAACGTCCTTGCCCACTATCCCGATGCGCCGGAAAGAGCTGTCGTGGACCGCTGGGAGCCGGGGCCGGGCGTGTTGAACATTGACGTATTCGATGTGACTGGTTCTTGGGACCAGATATTTTCTATTTCAACACTGGAGCATGTTCGTTGGGACGAGCATCCTCGTCAGCCGGGCGGGTCGGTTGCTGCTATTGAACATCTGAGGTCTGTGCTTGCACCGGGCGGTCGGCTTCTCGTGACTATCCCTACTGGTTGCAACCCACCGTTGGATGAATGGATCGCTGCGGGCGACACGGGCGTTGATCGTACTTGCACACTGGTCAGAGATGGCGCGCATTGGCGGCAAACGTCTGAGATTCAGATTCTCCCGTATGGCGGCGAAGCAGGGTGGGCTGAATCAGTGTGGATTGGTGAATGGACTGCGTGAGCGATCATGTGAATGTGATCGTGACCGGCCCCGCTGGGTCTGCTACGAGGTTTGTGTCTCGCTGGTTGGAAGCTAATCCTGCGGTGGTGGCCCGTCATTGGTCGATGCCGTCGGGTGATCGGTGGATGTCGCATTGGCCGACGGACTTTGACTTTGATGGGGAGTGGCCGCAGGCGGTTGTTCTGGTTTTGAGGTCTTTCGAGTCAACGATTGGTTCGCAGGTGGATCGTGGTATTGCTTCTTGTCGTGAGGAGGCGGAAGCGAACATTGTGCAGGCGCAGATGCGGGTGTTGACTTGGGCGGTTGCTCGGGGGATCAGGGTGTATCCGTTGATCTATGAGGAAATCTTGGTGGCTCCTGAGAGTTTTGATGCGTTGTTCCGCTGGCTGGGCGTTGATCCGGTTGGGTGTCCTGAGCCGGTGGTTGATGGGAATGTGAAGCATCGGGTTGGAAAAGAAATATCAAACAATCTTTGATATTGGTGTGCATCTGTAGCATTACATGCTATAATAATGACATGACATCGAACGAGCTTCACAACGAACTATTCACACAGAGCGAAATTGGCATCGCTCTAGTGATTACATACCTCATCGTTTCGGTCGGACTCCTGATCTGGAGAATGTGGGTCGAAGGCTGATCGAACAAGTAGCACGGTCTGCGACTACATAGAGGAGTAGAGTTGCAACATGCCTCGCGCTTCAAGGAACCAACAGAACGCCGCTGAGTTCGCAATGATCGCACCCCAGCCGAATCTTGCGGCGGTTTCCTCCGCTGCACTGGCGAGGATCGACGCTTGGACTGTCCCGGCGCGCAGAGGCCACGAGTGGCAACGTGACGCTTTCTCCTTCAACGAGCTAATCGGTGAGATCGGCTACTTGAACAACCTTGTTGCGAATCTTGTTTCTACCTGTGATCTTCGAGTCGTCGAAAGAAGAATTGGGATTGACGGGCTGGAGATGGAGGAGTCGTCTGATCCTCGTGCCGCACGGGTCATGGCTGCGTTCACCGGGCCACAAGGCGGGCAGAAGGAGTTGAAACGCCGTGCTGCTATGCACTTGCAAATAGCCGGTGAGAGTTACCTGTTAGGAACACCGCTGAAAGATAAGTTCGACAGGGCCGCAGGTTTCATGTGGGAGTTCTTGTCCACCGAGGAAATCCGTGTTACCGCTGGGCAAGGCAAGCAACAGATCAAACGTAACGCTAGTGGTCTATCCGATGGCGACGCAGGCTTTGTTGACGTTGAGGCTTTTATCGCCCGATTGTGGCGACCAGATCCACGGTATTCGATGCGTGCTGATTCTCCGATGAAGCGGGTGTTGCCGATCTGTCGTGAACTGGTTGTTCTGTCCGAGGTCGTTGATTCAATCGCTAAGTCACGGCTGTCATCGGGGATGTTGTTCATTCCTGAAGAAATGAGTTTCGGGCCGATTAGCGAAACTGAAGCACCGAACGAGTCGGATGACTTTGATGAGTTCATTGCGACACTGGTAGAACATATGTCCGCTCCGGTAAGGGACCGCACCTCCGCCGCTGGGCTGGTTCCGCTTGTCGTGCGTGGGGCTGCTGAGTACGGCGACAAGATCAGACTGGTTCAGTTGGCACAGGACTTGGATGCGACGTACCACGATCTGCGTATGGAGCTTCTGGATCGTCTTGCTAAGGGGTTGGATGCACCGCCTGAGATCATTGGTGGCAAAGCGGGGTTGAATCACTGGTCGTCGTACAACGTGGACGCTGACCTAATAGGTAAGCATGTGAACCCTGTGGGCGAGATGATCGCTGAGTTCATCACGGTGGCTTATCTGCGTCCGATGTTGGCTGAGTTCGAGTATCTCTCTGACGATGAGGTCCAACGATTCGAGCTTGTCTTTGATTCTCGTATTCTGACTGCACGGCAGGATGAAGGTCCGGCTGCGACCGGGGCGTGGGATCGTCTTGCGTTGTCTGATACGTCTTATCTGAGGGCTAACGGGTTTGAGTTGGATGATTACCCGTCTGAGGATGAGCGGAAACGGCGAACACTGGAGAAAGTGTTGATGGCCGACCCCGGAACTTACGGGCCACTGCTGCTTCCTGAGCTTTACCCTGAACTGTCGTACCTGTTTGCCGGGGTTGAACCCGCACCAACGGGTGATGCTCCTGCTGTGTCCGCTTCTTTGCCGGATGTTCCTGATCCTGATAGTGCGATGCTGCCACCGCAAGAGCTTCCTGCTGCACCGCAGGGGACTTCTGAGCCTGCTGAGGCTGCGACAGGTGACCTTGTGGATAAACTAACTGGCGCTGCTGATGTGGCGCTCATAAAGGCGTTGGGGGCGGGGCAAGACTCGGTGAACTGGGGCGAGTTCCGGGTTGAGGGGACGGGGTTTGTGTCTGGTTGGCTGGTTGATGTTGGCGTTGAGCAGGTGATGGTGCCGTCGGTTGCTGAGAATGTGATGGATTCGGTGCTTGTTTCTTTGGATTCGTTTACACGGCTTGCTGCTGAACAGGGCGGCGGGTGGGATGTACCCGATGAGGTGGTGCTTGTACCGTTGAAGCGTGCGTTGGCTACGTTTACCGGACTGCAAACAACAGTCTGATGGCTAGGCGCAAGGCGAGTGTCACTGCGAAGAACCAGAACTTGACCCGCCTGAGACTGGGCAGGGCGACGACCGAGGCGTTTGATGCGTCAAGGGCGAAGTTGCGTGCTGCTGTGATGGCTTCTGAGCCGGGTGTGTACTCTGCGGCAGAGTTGTGGGATGACTCGTGGTGGGTTGAGGCTGTGGATAAGTTCGTGGCCCCTGTGTTGTGGGATGCGTATATGAGATCCGCTTTCGAGTCGTTGCCTGTTGGCTCTGAGACTATCCCGCCGTGGGTTTTTCGGTCTGCTGAAAGGTCGTGGCGGGCGCAAGTGAACCGTGTTCGGCATCTTGGTGTGACGGTCGGGAAGCGTGTGGCTGTTCTCGCTGACACTGGGCAAGGCGAGACTCGGGGGTGGATGCTTGACCGGCTTGGTTTGGTTGCTGCTGCGGGGCCGTTGTCTGAGGGCATTGAAGATGGGTTGGTGTTGACTGAGGGGGATGCTGCGGATCAGGGCGGGTTGTCTGCGGGGGCTGAGTTGCAACAGGGTTTCAAGACTTGGGTTGCTGCGGGGGCTAACACTCGGCCTACTCATGCTGAGGCGGATGGTCAGGTTGTTGGTTTTGATGAGTTGTTTGTGGTTGGTGGGGAGGAGTGTGAGTTTCCGGGTGATCCTGCGTTGTCGGATGCTGAGGCGATCAACTGTCAGTGCGAAACGGATTACTCAATGGAAGACCCTCGTGAAGTTGAGATTGTTGAAGAATGGACGTTGT